CCGGTTTAGGTTCCGGTTTAGGTTCCGGTTTAGGTTCCGGTTTAGGTTCCGGTTTAGGTTCCGGTTTAGGTTCCGGTTTTGGTTCCGGTTTAGGTTCCGGTTTTGGTTCCGGTTTTGGTTCCGGTTCCGGAGTTGGAATGTTTTCACTAGATGCGCGACCTTTACCACCGGCAAGGGCGATGTGGGCACGATAGTTGTTTGCAAGAGGGTTTCCTGCACCGTCTGTTACCCAAACAGCGTTGACAGGGTCATTTGATTCTTTGACTGGTGTTGTCAATTTTGTACGATAGTTTACATACAAAATACGATCAAATTTCTTCATTTTGAGGTCAAATCCGCCATTTTGAAGGTGGAAGCTATCCAAGTATTCCTTAGCGCTTGTGTAGTTTGACCATGTTTTGACATCATCCACAAAGAATGGTTCCAAGCTACCTTCAACGAATTCTTGGTCTGCTGACCAGCGGTCTTTGATGATCAAGTTTTCCAATGTTTGTTTAGCCAAGTTCAAACGGAAAGTCCAACGCATGATTTGCGGATCTTCCGGCGCTTGTGATCCCCACTTAGAAAATTTCTCAGTTGTTGGGTCAAGCTCAGGTTCTGGGTCAACCAATACCTTTTTGACAGTTCCATCAAAGTTAGGTGTAGCTTCTTTACCAGAAGTCACAGCCTCAGTCCATTTCGCATCAAAGATCATGCTCATTTGTTTGTTGAGCGGATTTTTGGTGAACACGTCATTAAAGGTGGTTGTAACCGTACCTTTTTCCATGTCTGTTTGTGCGTGACCAACCACTTGGTTGTCATGGTTCATAACATCAAAGTCGAAGTTGGTGCGGAAAGACACCTCTTCTGGCATATGGAAGACAACCTTGTCCCCCTGATTAATAGCCATCGAGTCAGGGAACTTAATGTCCTTGTACTCGACTTTAAAGTTTACGTATTTCCCCGTTCCGTTTCCGTCAGCACTCTTCGTGAAGTGCATGTCCACGTCAGGGTTCTTCACAGTGATGGTGTCACCCTCTTTAGTGATTTCAGTTGCACCTGTGCTGATAGTTGGTGTTTCATTTGAGCCTTGTTCAGCTGGAGTTGCTTCGGTTGTAGCTGGAGTTTCAGTTGTAGCTGGAGTTTCAGCTGTTGTAGCTTCGGTTGTAGCCGGAGTTTCAGTAGTTGTTTCAGCTGTCGGTGCTGGAGTTTCAGTAGTTGCTACTGTTTCGGTTGCTGGTGTTGCTGTTGTTGCTTCATCGGCATAAGCACGAGGTGCCATCACCATCATGAGCGCAGCTGTCAAAATAACGCCACAAAGACCATAGGCCTTAGACTTTGTATATCCGAGTTTAATGTTTTTATTCATTATGAAATTTTTCCTTTCATTTTTGAGTTCTTAAGTAATTAAAAATGTACGTGCGACAAGGTTGTCACACGAAAAGTTTTGAAACCAATTTGTTCACCCGCTTTCAGTTGACTTTCAAGAAAGTCTTGGGGTTTGGGGCAAAGCCCCATTTTGGGACCTTTGCGTATGCAAAGGTTCATTCGTCCGTTTTGGTGATACTTAGCGACAAGTAACCGTAATTTCAATCCGAGCACCCGTAAGAGGTGCGAAGGGTAAGACCCATAAAATAGCGACTAGACGGATTTCTTCAATAGTTCCATTTCAATCCACGCACCCGTGTGGGGCACGACAGAGCATTATTACCCCGCTTGTGGCCTCATTGGTTCTCACGCTGTTCCAAATATCCCACAGGTTATCGAACGTTGATAACTGGACCTCTATTTTTACGTGAAAGGTCAGAGTTTGTATTTATCAGTTATTAAGATTATTCATCCTTTTTGACGATACTCAGGGATAGAAATCCACAGACAATGGTTGTAATCAGTGTTCCCACCCATAAAATGGCAATCAATCTGACTTCTTCGACCGTCCCTAGGGAATAACCAATCATCATGACAAGTGTCAGAATACCTGTTAAAATGGCAGCCCATTTGGTAATGGTATAAATCAGTTTTTTTCGTTTTTCCATGACGTCCTTTCTATTTACTGTTATGGAAATCGATGACGGAGGTCATACCATGCGCTTTCGGTTTTTCACCATTATGGATTCGCGTGATAGCATCCACAACTGCATGACTCTTTTCGTCCATTTTGCGCCAGACGGCATATGGTACCAAGTCAAGGGCTGACAAGTCTTTCGGTGTCAAGTCGCACATATTGTACCACAAAAAATCGGCTAAGCTTTGGGCATAATCATGAATGAACTGCCAACGTTCAAAGCGTGCATTTTTCAAGGCTTCCGCTTCTTCATTGACCGATTGTTCCAATTGATGAACTTCGTCGTTCAATTCCTTGTACAAGGCATTTTTGTCTGTGATTAAGCGTTTTAACTTTTCGTACATTAAATTCCTTTCTATTTTTGTTCTAACATGGTTTGTTGTCCCACAAGGACAGAAACAATAGCTCGTTCCATTTGTTGCGGAATCGTTTTTGGTTGTGGTTGTTGGGCTGTAACCGTTAGGCTAGCCAACACAGCAACCATGCTGTGGATGATAAACATATTCTTTTCCTTTCCTTTTTCTAAAATCAAAACGACCCAACATGGGCCGTTTTTAGTCTTTGCCGAATACTGATTTCATTTCGGCTTTGGCGTAGTCGCAAAACTCTGCAAGGGCTCGGCTCACTTTTTCATCATCGTAGACCTCTGCTTCTGGCAGGATGATGACACGTTGCCCTTTTTCACCATTTGTGTGAAGGACATACGACACTTCACCGTTTTGGTAGATATTTACCTTCAAATAATAGCTATACTGTTTGAGGTGCATTTCAGCACCACCTGCAGCATAAGTTTTACACCACATCTCAAACAATTTAGGATTTCCATATTTGCCGGTGTACAATGTCGCCATTAGTTTGACGATGGTTGATTTTGCGATTTTTTTCATTTCTACACGTTTCATTTCGTGTACCTGCTTTCCATATTGATACCTGTATTTTATCATATGGCGCGGGGGTGTCAAGAGCTCATCAATAAGGTATAAATATTCTAGACTTTACAAGCGATTTGGTTGCGAAAAGCCTTGAGGTTCTAGTGTTAGCGCGTTTTTGTAACGAAAAAAAAATATTTTTTTTAAAATACGGTTATGCCGAGTTTTTCCCACTCAGTTCGGAAACGATTTTGAGCTTGTCCGTCGTAACCGCAAACGTAGAAGCCTAGTCCGAGGTTGTCTTCGGAATTGATATAGTCGTTGATGGCGTCCATATGGTCATGGACAAACTGTCGTACACCGTACAAAGTCCCATGTGGATAAAACAGCATTTGGCCGTCAATGACGGGATGCCAATTCCAACCAACTGCTGTTTGTTTGAATACGTATTTAATGTTCATTTGTTTTTCCTTTAAAGTCGTGACAAGCTACGGCCTACATTGCGGCATTCACGGTAGGTCATTTCATCCTTTACGAGCATAGCACTTTCAGTAACCGTGTATCGTGAAACTCCGAGTTCGTCATCCCGCTTCATGCGAAGGAAATAACCCCTCGTGATGATCATGTATTCGTCACCTTTACGAATGAGCATTTTCCCGTCAATGTCCGTCATTCCTTCTTTGACCTTGTCAAGTCCAGGATAGACCATATAGCCACCTGTTTGTTCCTCATAATTAGGAATGCAAATCATGAGTTGTTGAGCAACAGACAAACCGCCTTTCACTTTGGCGTCTTGCTCCACAAAGGCTTCAAATAACCCTTTGCTATCCAGAACAAAATGGCGCAGATAGAATTCCGTCTCACCTTTTCGTGAGGTATGTAGAGTCATGGTCAGGCGATCGTTTTCGAGTTTACCTGTGTAGACATCATCCTCATAGCGGATGGTCACGTCCCCAGTTTTTGGGCGGTAGCTTCCCTTGAAGTTTCCGACTGCTGGTGTTTCAATGATTGGGTCATAGCTTTCCACAAAGTCAGGAAACGATGGTTTTGCAATCATAAAGGTTGCGGTTTCGGTTCGGTTTAAAAAGCGCATCTCATTCCTTTCCTTTCTTGTTGTAACGTTTCATCCAATCCTTGCTATGGTTACCAGCTAAACCAATGACGTACATGATAAGGGCAACAACAATCCCAAACAAGCCCAAGATGGCCCAAATTCTAGGTAAATGATACTTATCAACTGCCCATAGCAAATAACAGCTTCCAAATCCAATGATGAGGTTGATCCATTCTCTGAGTGTTGGCATATGTTTTTTCCCCTTTCTTAATAAGTTAGAACATAACTGTCTGATAATCCAATGGTTGAGTATCCAAAGATAGTGAGTTCCATTGGTGTAATACCAGTCATGGTTGATTTGATTTCTGAGTTACGTGCTAGGTATCCAACACGGTGAGCTTCACCTGATTTCGTACGCACAACCACTGCAACAGCTGTTGGGTCATATTCATTTGTTGGTTCTGGTACTAACAGGGCTTGCGTGTGGAATTCAATCACTCCAAATTCACTTTCTTCTGGTGCAACGGTTTCCCCTACTAATTCTACAATTGGTTTTTGTTCGACGAATGTAACGCCGACGACTCGTTCTTTTGTCATATAATTTCCTTTCTTAACTTTCCGTTTTAATTGTATAGCCATTCAGCCACGCGCGTGCAAAATCGTCGATATGGTTACGAATCCAATCCCTCACGTCTGTTGGCGCAAATTCCTCTTTGAAAATGTAGCACATCACGCGGTACACGTCATCCTTGGCTGTCAGTTCTTCGTAATAGCCAAAGCTGTTTTGCTTTTTGACACCCGTTGTTTTTACTGTGACAATCCAGCCAGCAATAAACTGCGGAATCATGGTTTTTTCTTGTGCCATTTCGATGCCTTTCTATGCGATGCGGATTCGGTAATAGGTACGTCCACATTCTTGCTTTTGATAATGGTGCACAATTTGTGCCTCTGCTAATTCTGTTTCGACATTTGTGTCATGTCCTTCAAGTACCACGTGAGGGTTGCTCGGGTGAACAATGGTAATCACATCGTCGTTCTTAAAGGTTGTTTGCTCTAAAAATTGTTTAATGGTCATTTTTCCCTCCTAAAAGGGACCGTTCGGCCCTGTTCTTACGCGTGTAGTGGTTGTGCACCGTGGTTGTAAGCGTAGTGAGCGACACCACGGAAGACATTTTCATTTTCAATGTCGCTGACACGGTAAGGTGCTGCAGTTTTGAAGGTTTTCACGCCCCAAATAAGCGCATTGACATACAAGTTTCCAGCTTTTGCGGCTTGATTGGCACGGCGTGTAGCCCAGCCTTTGTTCATTCCATTTTCAACAAATAATTGACGAAGTGTTTGTGTGTTTTTCATGTGAAGTTTCCTCTTTTCCAAATTTTATAGGGTTAGACGGCATCAACTCCCGGTTTTGAACAGCTGGAGTTAACACATTTTTTATTTTCAAAAAGAAATTGGGGTTTGGGGCAAAGCCCCATTTTAGTCGCTGTCGCGTAGGCGACGGCGATGTTTGTCATGCCTGCGGTAAGCCTTCCCGTTTTTAGTGACACCACTTCCAATAGCTTTTGCTCGTAGGTATCCTTGCAATTCCTCAGGTGTCATTTTTCGTGAGTTCGGTTTGACTTTGATTGTGATTTTTTCCACGGCGCCACTTCCTTTCGTATTTTAGTTTTCAATTCACGTACCTGCACCTTTATTGTGAAAGGTCCGGGTTGTTTTTTGTTTTCATAAAGAATTAGGGGTTTGGGGCGAAGCCCCATTTGGTGGTCTTTTGCGTATGCAAAAGACCAAAAAAAAAGACCAAAAGCTGGTCTTTTTGCGGTTATTGTACTGGAATTTGATCCATCATACGATAGTGCTCAATGGTATAGCTCGGCTCACCTGGAAGGCTCACTTTGCGGATTTCTGTTTTGAGAAACCAATCCCAAACAACATAAGGTGCTTCTACGTCCCCTTCCACGTCTTCATGGATGACTGTGCGAATAATTTCGTCAGCAAGGGGCATGAAGTTTTCATAGGTTGCTTTTCCACCGATAACGTAGACATCTTCAGTTTTTGCAAGCTCTACCACTTCAGCTTCATCCACAACCTGTAGGTTTTGAAGGTCACCTACGGCCATGTCCAACACACCCATGTCTTCAAAATTCATGAAGCCACGTGCATCGTACAAGAGGGTCAAGCGGTTTGGCAACAAACGCCCTTCAAAGCCTTTGAAGGTGTTATAACCGACCACAACAGCATGTCCTTGTGTGGTGGTTTTGAAATGCTTCATTTCGCTGGTGATGCGCCAAGGTAGTCCATCGCCCTTTCCAATAAATCCGTTTTGGCTTTCTGCCCAAATTAGTTTTAAGCTCATGCTTTTTCCTTTCTAATAGTCGATGACCCAAGTGATCCACACCTTGTCCTCTACCGGTACGACAGAAGTCGCCCGCAGGTGAACAGTATTTAGGGCCTTAATGACGAGTTGAATGATATGAGGGTTGGTGGATGGAAAGGTGAAAACACCGTTTACACCTTTCACCATGGCGTCGACCGCTTCATCGAGTTCTAATTCCAATTCTTCACGCTCATGCTCTGACACTTGTGGCAAGATTTTGAGCAAAAACTGGTATAACTTTTCAGCCGAGTTTTTATTCATCGTTGTCCCCTTCCGTTAGTTTCGCGATACGCTCAGCAACAGAACGGCTAGCCTCGAGGCGTTCCTCATAGGTGAAAAGTCCCACGTGTTCGTTGGCTTCAGATAGCAAATAGAAACCTTTGATATAGGCTGTAATGGCTTTGGCCAAATCGAAGGCTTCTCGGCTTTCGGCATAGTAGATCGGTGCATCCTTGTGAATGTACCAACCAGCCAGCTTACCATTTGCGAGTGCGGTGAGAAATATCCGTTCACCTAGTTGTTCGTTAAGCTCAATGAGCGTATCGGTCAAGGTGCCTTCATCCTTGGCTGTTTCTTGTAAGGTATCAGCAAAAATGACCAGCGTTTCTTGCAATTCGTAAAATTCGTCCATCAGAAGTCCCCTGTTCTCATGGCAATTGCCATAACAGTTCGTGCCTCTAGCTCTCCGAATGTTTCATCATCGAGCTCGATTTCACTGTCAACTGCCGCTCCGATGCTATAAAACTTGTCGATATAGTTCAGCAAGTCTTTCGCGAGTGCGCGTGGTGAATCGGTTTCCTTGGTGATAATTGGAACAGCGTGGAATACATAACTGGCCAGTAATTTACCTTGGGGTGTGGCTGCGATGGTAATCATTTCGTCGTGGTCTTCATCGATAAGAATCGTTCCCACAACGGAGTCGTTTTGCTCTTTAGCCGCCTGAATGGTTTCGTTTACGTGTGCAATGACGGTGTTCACACCGTCTAACATTGTTGGTTCCATCATTCTTTCCTTTCATGTTCGTGTAAAGTGAACGTTTTGTTGTATATTTGTTTACATTAGCCGGAACCGTATGTCTGGAACGCTCATGACATCCCAGACATCGTTCCTTAAATGATTAGACGTCAATATGTCTCGGGTGATGTCAACACATACCCGAGTTTCAACGTCTACCATAGTAGCAATTCCTGCTAGTTCTATGGTAATATGGGTGCAGTAACTGTGCCATTGGCATATTGTGGCTCACGAATGACGTCGTTACACGCAGTAATATTTCAATCCACGCACCCGTACGGGGATGCGACAGGGCGTTATGTCCCTGTTCGTGGCCGTATTGGTTCTCACGTAGTCCCAATCTTCCACTTGTTATCGAATTTCGATAACAGGACCTCTATTCGTGACGTGAAAGGTCCGGGGTGGTTTTACATTCCGCCGAATGTTTCAGCACCAGCCATAGCAGCAATGCCTGCTAGGTCAGCTGAAGCTTCAACAGACAATGTGATAGAATCTTCCACACCACCGTGCAGTTGGTAAAACTGTCCGATAAACGTGAGCAAGCTTTCTGCCATCTCACGTGGAGAGTCTGTTACCTTGCGGATGATAGGGACCGAGCGAAAAATGTAAAATCCCATCATTTGTCCTTGAGAATTGGCGGAGATAATCAACCCTTCATTTTCGGTTTTGTCAAATTCTAGGACAGCAGCGGCGGTTTCATTTGCTTGTCGCGCTTCGTGAATGACTTCGTTACAAGCCGTGATCATGTCGTTTAGTTGTTCAGTTGTGTATTGTTGTTCTGTATTCATTTGAATACCTCTCTTTCTTTTTGTTCGGGAAAACCGAACGATAATGATGTTTTTAACTAATTTATTGGGTAAACGTTCGGGATGCCCCGAACAATAGGCCAAATTGGGTGAAAAATACGATTTAACTCGTAAAATTCGGCCGTTTTAGGGTCATTTGGAGAGATTTGGAGGAAATTGGATTCCAAATTGGATTTGATGTTAGTGCTTACAAGCGCTGGTATGACTGACTTTCTACTCTAATTCCTGTTTTCACAATAAAAAGTAAGAAAAATTTTGATGAGTGGTCAGAAAAATTTTTTTTGTGAAATCGATGCTTTGATGTTCAAACAATTAAAAATCCCTTTATACTGGGATTTGCAACCGCTTACAAAAAATCCAAATTTCAATCCAAAATCGTCCAATTCACAAACTTGACAGGTATAATAAAAATGCCAATGTTCGGATTTTACCTATCCTTTGCAGGTGACAGCAAGGTCGATTAGCAATGCCTGGAACTGTTCGTAGTTGTTAACCGAGTCCATATAGTTGGTTTTCAGGTACAACAGGAATTCCAGTCCCTTTCGCTTGTTGTCGGTACTTGCCTTCGTCAAGTGGTCCATCCAGCGTTTGCGATATGTTTCGGAATTGTCGTTAATCATTCGGCTAATGGGTTCCAACTCCAGATAGGGTGCAGCATCAATAACCCAATCAGGAATCGTGGCAACCACATTATGAATGAGCCGTTTCACCTGTTCTCGCATGACGTGTGTCGCACTTTCTGGTTCATCATATGCCATGACCATAATTTTGAGCTCATCGATAGACTGTTCGTCCAACGCGGCCTCATACAATTTTTCTGGTTCATGAACCGGTTGAAAATGATAGGCCGCAAATACCGGTTGCAAATCAGGATACTGCTCTAGGTTGGAAAGCAAAGCGCAAACCACTTTCTCACGCTTTCGCTCCGCAAGCAAAATACGTTTTAGGGTTTCTCGTTTGCCTTCCGTCGTTCCACACACGGCACCTTTGATGGTACGTGGCGTTTTGGCTTTTGGAGTTTGTGGTTTGATAGGCAAACAAGCTTCTGCGATTTCACGTGCTTCACTTTCGCTAAAGATTCGCACCTCGCGGTTGAGTCGTAGCTCTGTTTCAGCACTTTCCCAGAGTCCACTCGCTTGTGTTTTTCGGAGCATTTTACCGTATAGGCGGTCAACATCGCAAATTGCCACAAGCCCTTGGCCTGCAAAGATCCGCGCCCATTCGTGTATGCTTTTCTTGTCCATTTGGGTTCCTTTCTATAGGTCATAGATGCTGTAACCTGCATAGTCTTCCAGTACGTCAATTCGATAGTTGAGACCGTCCATGGCTTTTGAATAGTCGTTACGGGTTTCGACAACAAAACCGGGGTCGTACCACATGTACGTATAATCCCACGGATTTTTCCGGTTGTGTTCGCGTACGGCTTTTTTCACTTCGGGCAATTCCCTTAGATACATACCAATGGGCATATTGTTTTTCAATTTGTTGGTCCAGCGTGCTACCAAGAAAATCGCTGCCCGCTGATTACTGGTGTATTCCATGGTGATTTCCTTTTCAATTACGAAGCATTAATGAGTCCACGTGCGAGCGTGTCATAGTCAGTTGCTCGCCTTAGCAACTGGATGAACACTTCATCACTAATACTTTCCACCATCGGAATAATGAAGCACAATTCCGATATACTATAGGATTTCACCCATAAGGGGCTACCCGACTCGAATAATTGCACCACACTCATGGTTTCTTCTAGAACAGTTGGCACTGCTTTTGTGGCTTCGAGTTTAAGCTCTGTAACTTCTAACATGGATTCAAATGATGAAACATAGTTCCAATTGGCTTTATAGGTTTCAAGTTCTTGCTCTGTTGGATGATGTGCCAAATAAATGTCATAAAGTTCGTTCTTGGTTGGATGTTGTTCCATGTCGATTTCCTTTCATAAAAAAGAAAAAGCGTGGATTTCCACGCTTAGTCAATGTTCACGTCTTCGATGGTCTTATCATCACGGAAACCAAGGACAACAGGGAAGCGCAAAGAGCGTCCGCCGTTCTTGTTGGTTGTTTCCTCGAAGAACTTGATTTCGATAATTTTACCAAGGTATTCCTCTTGGTTGTTCCAAATGTGCTCCCGTTGTTCTTCGGTCAAGCCTGAAGATACGTTAAAGGTATTGTCTTCGTCCAATTGAACGATGAGGGACTTGAGTCCACCACGGTTTTTACCGTCAATAGCTTCCTCAAAACCAACAACCAAGAGGTCGGCTGTGTGCATTTTTTTCACTTTTAGCAAGCCTTTGGTGCGTTTGGTTTCATATTTAGCATTTGGATCATTGAGCATAACACCTTCGAAACCTTGAGCGGTTGCATAATCACTCCAAGCTGGAATACCGGCTTTATCTGCTGTTCCAAGAACTGGAATAGCACGAACCAATTCCCCTGCTGTAAAGGTTTCAAGGTAGTTTTTACGGCGTTCAATATATGGAAGTTTTGACTTTCCAGCGGCAAATTCCACATAAGGAAGGGCGTCAAAAATGTTGTAACCAAGGCCGTCACATTCACCATCAGCTGAAATCATTTGGCCAGTTTTTTGGAAGCGCTCACCACTTGTCCATTTGTTTTCAGGGTCTTCAAGGAGAAGCTCTCCGTCATAGATGAAGTGTCCAAGATTTGCATCCACAACACGTTCGATGTCGGCTTTTAATTCGCTAAGTCCGTCAATGATTTTTCCTTTACGGGTTTTAATGGAAAGAACTTTACCGTCTTTCACTTCAACCACTGCACGGAAACCGTCCAATTTTTGAGTGACAACAAAAACAGCGTCATCTTTATACCCTTGGATTTTTTTGTCATAAGGGAAGGCCAATTGAACGTCAAATACAGGGATGAAATCAACACCGTACACTTTGTTGAGGAGGCTCGCTCCAACCGTTGTAGTCCATGATTTTCCAATGACTTGAGCAAGAACATCTTTTGTGTGTTCATCGTATTGGTTGATGAAATATTGCACCATACCGATTTCATTTTCAGTTCCGGTATTGTGTTCCAACAAATAGTCCAAGAGCTCTGGAAGGGTCAAGTCGTGAGCGACCTGTTCAACAGCTTTTTGAATTTTTTTAGTGGACAAACCAATCACTTGGTTTGGGTCACCCAAAAAGTTCAAAACACGTTTTGTGACAGGGTCTGTCACTTCTTCCAAAATGCTTGTTTTGTCAGAAATTTTGCTAGCTTCTTTTAGGTTTTCTAGGGTTGTTACTACTTTTTTCATAAATATTTGGTACCTCGTCTTAATTGTTTTCAAAAGGAATTAGGGGTTTGGGGGGGGGGCCCCTCTTTTTTTGAAGAATGTAAATAAAGGAGAGCTCTATCTTCTATTATTATACCACACTTTGTTGGATTGTTAAATTGCAAAAAAAAAGAAATCCCCGAAGGGATTTCGTCGGTTAGTTTACACCACTTACGTGGAAAATTGGGTTGTTATTGTCGATGCGAACCGCAGCGTAACCTTCTTCACTGCGATAACGTTGCAGGTTACTGTTTAAACCAATAAGGCCCTGGTTGCTGGTTTCAACAAATAGTGATTCAGGTAGTGCGCGACCATCGATCATGTGGATGGTTCCACGAACGCGGAGACCTTCAACCACTCGAAAGCTAACCATTTCCGTAGCGTTAAACATGACAGAGTCTTCGAGTTGTTCTTGCTCTTCATGGGTATAAGTTTCTAGGCTCATGCCATGACCCAAACCATCACGCAAGACGTTCATAGCCGTGATAGCATTCAAACTTTCGATGTCGGTGACGGAGATGCGTTGGCTAGTACGCGCTGCATAGTCAATAGCGATAACAAGATATTTGACAGTACGTTGATTAATAATCATAGTGTTTGTTCCTTTCATTTAATGAGGGTTATTCGAAAATAACCAAGTAGGAGAGGCGAATTTGTTCGGTGTTCCAAACAATCATTTCATTGTTGATCACACCTTGTGTTCCGCCAGTGATATAAATGGAGTCGTATCCACCTTGGCGAGCGTTGGACGGGATTTGGTGCCGGGCGATAGCGTTATTTGGTTTGTACTCATTTCCCATAGCTGTATCAGCGAGGAACATGTAGGTTGCATTTCCTTTAGACGAATGTCCCCAGAACCCACAAGCGTAGTTCAAGGCTTTGGTGCTCTGGTCGGACAGGTAGACACCGTCACCAAACATACGACCGGTAATACCGTAGCGACTATCATTCGATTTCGGACAGAATAGCCCTGTTCGCAAAATGTTGAGGACATTTTGTGCGGTTGTACCATGCCATAATTGTTTGACATTACCGACCTTGTTCTGTACGGTTGTGTAATGGGCTTCTTCCTCATCGTTGTATTCAATGGCAAGAGCGGCCTTCACTTGTTTTTGTGATGCCTGGCGGTGACGGTCTTGTTTGGTTTCATCGAACATGCGTTTGATGGTATTCAACTCATCGGTTGTTGCTGCACGAAGTTTTAACTTAAAGAGACCTTTGAAGGCATCGTCATCAATAGCGACGTCTTTTTCGTTTTCCAAGCTCTTTTCGTAGTCTGCCACATGTTGTTTTAGGACATCGAAAAGTTCTTTTTCATGGTCCCAATCGGTCACAACAGTTGCTAATGGTTGCCCAATGCGAACATAGTGAGGGATATAGGTGAAATATTCCTTGATGAGTTTGTGTTCACCCTTCATGATAAGCTCCAACAAACCTTCAGCTTTGGCAATTGTCTTACTGGTCAATACACCAATATCCGTTTTCACGGCACCTGACGCTGTCATTTCGAGCTTGTATTTCCCATCGAACAAGTCATGGGTATTTGCTTCGACCAGTTTTTTGACAAAAGCTTCTACTTCTGGGTCTTGCGCAATAGCTTTAGCCACTCGTTCATCTTTGTTAGCTGTTTGACCCACGTCCTTACCCTCATGCGTGTCAACTTCGATGTAACCTTTTTTGATTTTGGAATTAATTAATTTGTCATAGGATGCGCGTGTGCCCGCTTTTTGACCTTTGGTACAGGTAGCACCGATTCGTCCGTATTCATAGTAAATGGTTGACCCGTCAAAACTAGCCTTGTAGTATTTGTTGTGGTCACTACCACTCCCGCCGGAGTTTCGGTCAGCACTATCCACACAAACTAAGGTTTTTGTGATTGTTGCCATGGACTCATTCCCTTCTGTTATGTTTTCAGGAAGAAATAGGGGTTTGGGGCGGAGCCCCATTAAAAATCGCCTGTGCGTATGCAAAGGCGATTAGGACTTGCGAGCTTTCGCAAGTTGTTGACGTAGGCGTTCACGCATTTCATCAGATATAATCCGTTCTTTTTAAGTTTACGACTGAGGCTGTAAGGTCCATCTAATACTTTAGCTCGTAGGCTAATGACGCGGTCACCTTCGACTTCATGCTCCAAGAGTTCCATGCCACCGTCCGCAATGATGCGTAAATAGTGGTTGATATCGTGGACGTAGTTGGTTTCAACCACGGTTTCCTTTGTTTTAGGGTCATACCAAATATGTGTTTCTTGTTCATCGATTGTATATGCCATATTTCACCATCCTTTCTAATGTCCATTGTACCATAAAACAAATTTTCTTGCTATTGGTTGACATTTTCGCTTGCTTTCGTGATAGAACAGTGATATAATAAGAATAGGAAGTTTTGGTGTGTTGTCCTCCGTCGCACATCAAACTCTGGACCTTTCACGGTTTAATATGAGGTCCGTTATCGAGACCCGATAACACGGAGTGGGCAATTGGGACTACGTGAGAACCAATTAGACCACAGTAGTGCAGGAATGTACTACCGTACCTTTATATAAGGTGCGTGGATTGAAATAAGGTCATGCAAGATGTTGCAAGTTATAATGGGTTATGGTCGCGCCCCGCATGGGTGCGTGGATTGAAATGACTACATCGATAATGGTGGAATTATCCTGCCGTCGCACCCCGCATGGGTGCGTGGATTGAAATTGCCCAAAGAATCACCCTCAGCCATTGCCTGCGTACAGTCACAACCTATCACAACGGTGCATGGTGAAAGGTGACTAATGATGACCAAACGGAGGTGGCGTCACGTCACAACATCACAAAATGCCCATTACTTGGGCATTTTGTGATATAATTGTGATATACTAAAAACGAAGGAATTGAATTGTGAAATACTTAAAATGGAAATATTTTGTACCTCTGACTTGTATCCTTCCCCTCGTGTTCTCACAAGCCGCAGGGGATGATGGTTCGTTAACACAACGAATCGAAAGCACCAAACAACAAATTGAGCACGCACAAGAGGAGAAGTCTCAGGCTGAGCAAAAACTTAAGCTTTTATCGGTCAACTCCATCAACCATGAAAGTGCCAGACAGGAGTCGGAGCGTTTGGTGGCTAAGTTACAGGATAAACATAGCCGAACGCCACAAGAAAATTCGAAACTGGTGGCGGCTAAAATTGAGTTAGTTCAACGACAAGGTTTAGTGGAAAGGACACAAAAGGCTGTCGATAAACTGCAAGGTGAGGTGCACGAGCAAGATGAAGAACTAGCTGGTTTAGATGTGACTTTGAAGGCACTTGTTGCTGAAAGTCAGAAACCGAAAGAAGTTGAAAAACCAAAGGAAACCAAAGCGGTTGAAAGTAGCGCTAAAATTGCCAAAGGTGGTCGTAGGGCCGATGGTCTCTATCAACACGTTGCAGAAGCGCGTGACCAATTAGCTAAGAAATTTGGTGTCGAAATCGGTGGCTATCGGCCTGGTGATACCGACGGTATGGGTACTGGCCATGGGGACGGCTTAGCGCTTGATCTCATGGTAGGTGATAACAAAGCCTTGGGTGATGAAATTGCCCAATACGTCCTTGCCAATTATAAAAACCTAAACGTATCCTACGTCATTTGGCAACAACGATTCTGGGCACCATTTAACTCCATCTATGGTGGACCGGGTCAATGGGGGCTTATGCCCGACCGAGGTGGCGTTACGGCCAACCACTATGATCACGTGCATATCTCATTCCAGCCTTAGACTGTGGATTGGATGACAGTAGAAAGAACCTTTTTTGGTTCTTTTTTTTTGCACCGTTCGACTCAGTTATTTGCTTGCATTTACGATAGAATGGTGATATAATAACCGTAGGAACGTTCTGGTGCATCAAACCCAGAACATTGCTGTCACACCCATATCGGTGCGTAGATTGCAATAGAAAGGAACAATATGCAACAAAAGCAAATTTTTGGATTCCGAAAATCCAAACTTACTAAAAACTTAACAGGAGCTGTCCTTGGTGCCGCCCTTCTGCGTCTGTCGGTGTTGCACAAGCAGACACACCAACAGAAGGAAGACAGCCTGACCGAATCACGGAAAAAACCAAAGTGACCTTTTCGGTGAATGACTGGTCAAATAATCAGCTTCCGACCAAATATGACCCTATTGGGGTCGATAAAGTTGAACCAGCTACTTCTGTTATCCAAGTTGGTACTAGTGGTACGGAAGTATTACCTAAGAATTCCTATATCAAAATCACTCAAGAAGCGACAGGTGTTGAATTCTTGCTTGCCAATACAGATGTTCAAGTCCAACGTACCAGCTCACCTGTGACTGTTACGCCTCGTGAAACGAGTGGTACCATGTCTAAATCGGTTACGACCATTGACATTTCTGGTATGCCAGCAGGTACAGTACAATCCTACACGGCAGCATTCAATTCCATGGGTGGATTTTATCCGGTGAGTACCTTAACACGTACCTATGAACTGTATGTGGATGGGCAAAAGGTTGATACTAAAACCTTCAAGAATACCTTTAAGGAAGTCAAACCAACCGTTACTGCTACAGCATCAGAATCACATACCAAATTTGAAGGCGGTCGATTAGCTGGAGAATTGGGTACTGAAGAAGCTGGGATGCACGTATTGTCAGTGACTAAAAACGTTTCTCGACCTGTTACCTTACAAATTCGGGTTCCCGACGGTGTTATCCCTGTTGGATTCAAAGAAGCTTCTGACCGTCCGATACAAAAAGGGTTGCCAAACGGTGCAACATTTGAGGATGGTGTATTGACGTTACCACGATACTATGGAAACCAATACGAAATTCCAATTTTTTCACCGACACCAGAGGTTCTCAAAAAACCCCTTGCAACGGATCCAAAGAACCCAAATACAAAACCATCTAAAAATGTTACCTTCCATGTAACAATGACGGTTCCAACAGACCCTGAAAATAATAACTATACCACTGTCGAAACGGATGCTAACACGCGTGAATTCACCAGTGATACGTCTATTGTTTTTGGTCAATTGACGATTCGGGATACTCGTTCACCGTATAGTACAGAACAACAACCTACGAGTGCGAGTGATTTTACAACAATCACTCATGGTTCCGTTCAAGAATATGCCACCAAAGGTTCGACCGTGATGGATGTCCATCCGGTGTTAATGCAATTGGATCCGACAAATGTTATCGACCCTTCAGGTCTAACTATGACATTTAATATGTATTCAGATGAATCTGAAGAACCATTGCATTTTGAAATTCGAAATGCCGATACCAATCAAGTATTGGTTGCTGATTATACAGCTGGTGTTCACCGAATTGGACGTACGGTGAGTGAAGAAAAAACAATTGATATTCCTTATACTAAAAACTTGTTGGTCGTTCCTAAAGCGAAAGCAGACGGAACACTTCCTAAAATTTATGAGGATGGTACAAAAGGAACCTCAAAAATTCATTATCGGACCGATGTGAAAGGCCTTAATCCACAAACATATAGAGATAAGGTTGTCGCTAATGCCGGAAAACCACTCAAGATCGATACAAGTTCTCAACTAATGGACACTAAAGTGCTCACGAAAACTTTGTTGGCTCAGTCTAATTCTATGTTCGTCGCCTACGTACCACAACAAGTATCTTCAACATCTGCTCAAGATACCGTTTACATTGGTCAAAATGCACAACCATCCAGTATCCTAGTTCCTAATCCTAGTAACCCTGGTCGATACAAACAACCCGTGAAGGGTTGGGCCATGACTCAATATGCTCAGATGGATAATCGTTCAAATGGTCAGTCATCGGATACATTGGTTAAAGCGCTTGAGAAAATCCCAAGTGAACAACAACCCAAAGTACATTATACACTTCCGGAAGGTATTCACTTAATTTCGAAATCTCGGGAGCTGATTGACGGTTCGACGACATCTGTGATGCAGTTAATGAGTGGCGTTGGATTGATGGCCGAAGAAGGTTTACCGACTGGTACCTACGAAGTTCCTTATGAACTTGATTTGAGCACATTACCAAATGGTTCCGATTATACCGTTGTCGGTGCAGACAAGGATAGCAAAGTACTCAGAGGTACTCTCAAACTCACGCTTTATAACCATGACAAAATTTCAACATCATCTGAAATTAAAGTTGGTTCAACATGGCGCCCATATAAATTAGATGTACAAAAGGATGCACCATTTACCATTCGTTCGAATGTACGTATTGGCCAAAAAGTAGCTTCCCAACTCAATACCTTGGTCTATATTCCGAAAAAAGGTCGTGACAATACTACTATTGACACCTTCTTGACGGGTCCTGTCGGATACGGGGACAATAATGGTACGATTCCAAAGGATTCACGATGGGCTATCGAATATACAACGGATCCAATTACCGGTGACCGTGTAGCCGATAACAAGAAGCTTCACTTCACTAAAACAGTCGATGACTATTCCAAAGTCACGGCAGTTCGATTTGTTCTGGAAGCCCCAATGCAGTTTGCGTCTGGTTTTGACCTTCAAAAACTGAACTTCCCACTTGTGACCCATGATGAAATCACACCAACGTCTGTTGCTTACTATCGTACGTCATTGGTTGATTCAGAGCACTCCTACGACTCTGACTTCGTTGCCCTTGCTGGTCCAAACTTTGTCGACCACGATAAGGTCTTAGCCAATTCGAAAGGTTCTGTTCGCCAATTGTTCAAGGAAGAAGGCACTAACAAGGAATTAGCCCCACAAACCGATACAGGTATGAAGCCGGTTGGTGAAGCACTCAGCTTGACACATCCGAAAACCATTCAGTTCGAAGGAAAAACCTACGAATTCATCCGTCAAGACAAGGTGGATCCAACGAAAATTCCAGATGCTTTCCGTGAAACCATCACCTACTTCTATCGCGAAGTACAACCAAAAGGAAACGTGGTTCAGAAATTCGTGGACGAGGCTGGTAACACAATCAAGGCTTCAACCGACACCGGTGTAAAACCAGTTGATGAAGCTATCAAATTGGAACACCCAACAACCATCCACTTTGAGGATAACGATTACACATTCGTCAAACAGGATAAAGTTGACCCGACTAAGATTGTCGAAGGGACGCAAATCATCACCTACATCTACAAAAAGGTTGAAAAACCTGTAGAAAAACCAGTCAAGAAAGTGACTACGATTTGGGTGACTGAAAAAGGCGACGTGTTAAAACCTCGTACTGATGGTGAACAACCTAAGGAAAACTTTGACGGTTATGAATTCGTTCGTACCGATAAGGACAA